TCATTCTCTGCACGTACAGAAAAACCTTATGTATCAAAACATATTGCAGATATGTTGGCACAAATTGATAACTTAGTGGATATTGTCCCACTATTAGATAAGGTTGAAAAGATGGATTTAAACGAGAGATTAGATGAGTTTACAAATAACTAACGCAATTCGTGATAACAACGAGTTGAAATATTATGAGGATGTTTATACATCTGAAGATAATATTATAGTTGATGGTAAACAATTACCATCATTTACTATAGTTGATAACACATACTATGGTGGTGATGATGAAGAATATCGTGTAAATTCTCGTATTGGATGTAAATTAGGGAATACAGAAGGGATGAAACAATTTGTTAATGCAACAGATAAAATATTAAATCCTATGATATTTCAGAATAATACTTTATGGACATACGAGAGAGTAGCAGGATTCCCAACTGTGGCAGCATGTAAGGAGTTTATTGAATCATATATTAATGAGGATGTAACAAAACTTATCATGGACAAACAGAAGGAGACAAATGAAACCAGTTGAGAAAGTGGCACATACTATGACCACTTTTGCCCATTAGTGCTTATAATATAAGAGTGAAAGACAAATGGCATCCCTGAGATCTTTTAAGTTAGGTTATCAAGGACATACACACTCGTTGGTGTATTGTTAGATTGATAAAGACTTACTTAGATCAGACATCTGCCATTTGCTTTCACCCACTAATCTATAAATTGCCACTCTATGCCAGTTGCTAAAAAGACCACTTCTGCTACTACTCGTAAAAGAAGGACTCGTAAAGCACCAGTAAATCAAGTTAAGACAGTTGAGACAATTGTGAGACCAACAACTCTTCTCAAATCCACTGATTATATTAATGATATTAAAATCAGATGGAATATTCACACTTATGAGGTAAATGCACTCATAAATGATATTAAATGGTCTTACAATCAAGTTTCTAACTATGTTGTTAAGGTTTATCAAACAGAATTTGTTAAATAAACCACTCTACAAACTGTCCACTCAGCACCCCATTGGGGTGCTTTTTCATGTATTATAATAATAGTTACAACAAATCCATTTGAAAGTTACACTTAGACCACATCAATCTCAAGCATTAAATGTTATGAAAGAGAATGATTTAGGTCAAATAATAGTGCCTACTGGTGGTGGAAAAACATACATTATGATTGAAGATTTGAAGGCAAATCTTAACAACAATGTCACTGTGATTGTAGCACCACGTATACTATTAGCACAGCAATTATGTGATGATTTTGTTACATCAATCGATGAAGATTTGAATGTATTTCATGCACATAGTGGAAGGACTTCGTACGAAAGTTCTACTAAACCTGATGAAATTGCAGAGTTTGTTAACAACAATTCAACTGCAATTCTCTTCACTACTTATCACTCACTCTCAAGGATTGTAGATAGTGGTATTAACATTGATAACATATATTTTGATGAAGCACACAATGGCACAGCAAGATCTTTCTTCGTAAGTGTTAGTGCATGTAGTCAAATTGCATCACGTTGTTATTACTTTACTGCTACACCTAAAATATCATATAAGCATGATAGAGGCATGAATAATGTTAACATTTGGGGTAAAATCTTACTTGATGTTGATGCACGTGACCTAATAAAGTGTGGATCTATTATACCACCTAACGTGCAATCTTTCCCTGTTGATTTACATTTTTCAAAATATAATGCACATGCTCATCATTCATTAACAGTTAAATCTTTCATTGAAAGTATAAAGAACTATGATGGTGCAAAAGTGTTAATTAGTGTCCCATCTTCTAAGGTAATGAATAAGATGCTAGGACAAACTAAATTATTATCACAACTCAAAGATTTGGGTTATGATGTATTACATATTACAAGTAAATTTGGTGCTTATGTTAATCAAACTAAAGTCAATCGTACGGAATTCTTTAACACTCTCAAAGAGTGGGGATGTCAAACAGCGAGGAAATTTGTCATCTTTCATTATAGTATTTTATCAGAAGGTATCAATGTTAGTGGACTATCTCATACGTTATTGTTGCGAAATCTTAACATCGTGGAGATGTCGCAAACTATCGGGAGAGTTATTAGGTTACACAAAGAAGATCAACAAAATATTATTGAAGGTCTTATTCCTAGTGGGGTTGTTAGTTTGTATCGCAAATCCTGTGGCAATTGTATTATTCCTACTCACAAGAATTATGGCACAAAGACTATTAATCGTATACAAAGAGTAGTAAATGATATATTTACAGAAGGACACCACACAACCGCATATTGCTAGACCAGTACACAAAGTGGCACACAACATGCGGACAAGGTGCGGAGATCGGTTATAATAAGTATATCGGAGGGAAAACCACCGAATTTCAACCTTAACAACATTTTTTCTAACATGCGTAAAATTGAATCTCAAATGAATGCAGCAGTAACAAACCGTTACGATTTCTCAAAAGCAAACACCACAGTTTCAATTAATGACCGTATTGCAGAAGTTAGACTACATGGCAACCTAATCGCAAGAGTTGGAGACAATTTCGTACAAATTCTTGATGGCGGTTGGCAGTCAGTCACAACTAAGTCTAGATTAAATGCTCTTCTATCAGCAGTAACACATGACGGAGGGGTATTTCAAAAAGACTTTACATGGTATTACAACTCAAGCAAGGTCGGCACAGTCCCATTTATGTCAGGCATGGAAGCGGTTTAAACCTCTTCCCACCTGACTTTTTACTGGCATTTCATTATAATTAGACGTGGTAAACACGTTAGCATTAATGATATGTAAGACCAGTATTTTGCTCCTTTGCTTATTACTCAATGTCACAATCTTCTTCCGTTATCTTCCTACTTGATGCACTATCACGTGCAGAAACTGGTAATGAATTAATCGAAGTAATTGACACTTATCTTGCTAATCAGTAAGATTAAATAACATATAGTGGGCGTACATCTCGCACTTCGCCAATTGTTGTAAGTCCCACTTTCATTCTTTTACTAACATTTAATCATGTTAAATCATCTCTCAGACTTATTAGAAACTTGGTGTAAATCTCAGCAATTAGAGTTTATTAGTGCTGACGATTTACTATACCAAAGTTATAATGAGTTGACACAATCTCAAATCGATTGGTTAAACAATTACATCACAATTTGGGATGCTACGCAGGAATTTGAAGTTGATATTAATACCAATAAATTAGAAACTTTCATCCCTACATTTCACGATTAAATGACATCAATTCCAAAGAAATTAGCATTACAACTTGATGCTTACGATGCTGGTATTTTACCACCTGATTTACAAATAGAGATGGCACAGTTCTTAATAGATTGTGACCTCTATAATGAGTTGATTCAGTATCAACAATTATGCGATTATTACATCTCAGAAGGTTTATGTTATGAGGTGGCAGTATGATAACTACAGAGCAAACTACTACCTACAATTTAACACTAACCGCAGAGCAATTTGATGATCTTTATGATACTTTACAGGAGGAGATTTATCAAATAAGTGATGCATTAGATGGCACAGATTTAACACTAAATGATTATGAAATATACCATATCTTTAAACAAATGTGTAAAGTTAAGGGAGTTTAATTATGAAAAGTTATCTAATAGAGTGTGCAGAGATTAACTATTTTACAATAGAAGTTGATGCACAAAGTGAAGACGAAGCAAGAGAATTAGCACATGAAAATATAAACAATTTCGAGGTAATTGATGAGTGGGTGAGTGAATGGGACATAAATGAAGTAAGAGAATTAGACGAAGATGGGTGTGCTAAATGATATTATGGAAGTAATAATAACCCCAGATCATGTAACTTTAACCAACAAATCTTACGTACAAAGTAACACAATGACTAAGTTAAATCCTCGTCCTGTTTATCAACAATCGGCAAGAAGTAATGCCACTAATAGTGAATTAGATGCTAAGGTTGTTGTTAACAATGCCAACAAATTGCCTAGACTAAATGAAACTGAGTGGGACATAATTTTTCAATCAATTGATAACAAATACAAGGTAATCATTGAGAAATTGTTATCATATAAGGAGGAGGATGAAATTGTCAAGCAGTTGTGTGACAGTACAATTAGTGACTACTCCCGCATCCCAACACGCTATTAATACACTATAATTAAGATATCAAACGAATTCTTTACACTTTATGCCAAACTTTGTTGATTATGTTTATGACTTCTACGGACACCCTACGGAAGCACTTTACCCACTAATTAAAGACGGTAAACTATTAACTAAGGATGACATAATAAAAGCATTTAATGTATATCGTAAAAGATTAATCACAGCACTATGTGTTAATTCAAATCACTATACTTGGGGCGATGGTGATAGTTTAGACAGGGAAAGAGTAAGGGACATTCTTATTAACGATTTCGCTTATACTTGGGGTGCTTAAATGTTAATTAATGCTCTTTATCTCTACAACAAAATGTATTCAATCAAAACCAAATCTAAAAAGAAAAGTAACACAAATTCAACTCAATCTAACGTGAATTATGTGTACAAACCCTATCGCACACTAAACAACTATTAAGGAGGACAATTTTCATGTTTAAATCTAACTTCTTTGGACGTATTTTTTGGATAAGTGATGACAATGAATTCAAATCTTGCCCACTAAATGTTGATAATACAGGTGATTTTGACCAAACTGATTATGTATCAGAGTGGACAGATTTGGAGGGAGTTAATCTCAACGAATTGCTAAACATTCACCACGCATGTATAATTAACAAAGTAAATCATGCTGGTTCATTATCATTAAACGACTTCGCAATTAATCCATCTAATTAACAACTAATCCACCTAATTTCCTAACTAAATGACTACTACTCGCAAAATTAACGATCTAATTACTATAGTTAATGATCAACAAGATGTAGAAGAAAGAGTATATAAACTAGCAGAATGTTTAAAAAGAAATTATGAATCAAGGGGTTATAATTCAACTATCAATGTATCAGTTAAGAAGGGAAGAAAGTATTTTAAAGTTATATGTGATAATAGCGTAAATTGCTTTGTAGATGTAAACAATGGTGATGTATATAAACCTGCTAGTTGGAATAAACCTGCTGCAATTGTCCGATACAATTTATTAGATAACCCAGAGATTGTTTATGAAAAATGTGATTGGGCAGGAGGATATTTGTATATAAGATGATAACAACTAACAGACAGTTTTCCACAGGTTTTACACATTTAGCGGAAGGATTGTGGAAAAGTAGTGTATATTTTAAATGGTTAAATAAACATACATTTGTGTTATTTAAACCCCCATAAATAGCGTCACAAAGTGTTATCTTAGAGCGTAACATAGCGAGATTTTTTTGTCAACAACTATGAGGAAATATGTCAATCCTCGCTAACACCTTGACATGACACATTTCTTGCTATATAATACTATTGTTAGCACAAATACAATGGGACGTTCTTACAAACGTAATGACCCCTATTCATCACATAGGGCGAAGAGTTTGAGAGAAAAGAGAAAACAATCAAAGACAAAGTATAGAAGGGAAAATGTTAACGATTCCACAGACTATGTGGAAAAGTATAAGTCATCCCGCCCCGATTTGCCCCACTAATTAACACCTACGGAGACCCTAATTACATGGACGAAACTAACTACAACCCATTGCAATCTGATTGGGTTGATGATATGTTGTACGAAGATAATTGTCCACCAGAGTATGAAGAATTGCCCTCTAATGCTCCTAACTAATTAACTCTTTTTTGCCCTTAATTGCTATGTCTAAAGTAACAACTATCAACACAATTCCCCCAGTAAGTGTTAAAATATGGGAAACACGTAGGAAATACTTTTGGGCGTATAATTACCCCAATTGTGATAAGAATGGACCCTTTAAATCTGAGAAGTTAGCATTACTTGATGCAACGCAATTTAGCAGTGATTCTTAACACATAGCACCCACACAGTTGTTAACACATAGTGGGGTGTATGTATAGGGGTGTTATTATCACAAACTGTACACCCACTAATTAACAACAACTGTGTGTGGGGGTTAATAACACATAGCGTGTGTACGAGTTATTAACAAGAACTGTGCATGCACTATGTGTATATGAGTATATGCATATTAGCATATGTTAAATAACACAAACTGTATATGCACTAAATGTATATGAACAGTTATAAATTTTTTCAATTGTTGTAACCTACAAAAGTATAGGATCGAGAGCAATATAAAAAAATTTCCCAATATAAAAAATTCCCCCATAGGTTTTCATGTCCTCAGAGTCGATCAAATTTGCCCTAGAAGAAGAATACAAAGATCTCATAGGTCTCCCATGGCCTGGTAGAAGATACCCTGGGTGCTATAAAATCATACAGCAATACGTACAGAGTCGCCTTGGAAGGTCTCTGAAGTCCTTCTCAGGACTCTATACAGCATTCACTGATGAAGCAGTGGCAGAGGAAGATGGTCTCTGGATAAGCAAACCAGAGTGGGGAGAGGATTGGGATATGTCTATCTTACAGAAGAGCGACCTTCTCTTGTTTAAGATATACACAGAAGCACTCGGTGGTGGGTATGCAGATAAGACTGGAAGAGCACCCAATCACGGAGCGATTTACCTAGGTGATGGATTCATGCTCCACCAGTTATGGCAGCAAGACTCATGCATTGTGAGACTTGATAGACATTATAGAAAGGTATGTATAGGTATAGTGAGGGAAAATGCTACATAAAGCAGATATACAAGTTACATATGACATGAAACGATTCACACTACGCATAGAGGAAGATGACTATGGGGATAACTACATACACATTCCTGAGGATGTCATGAGAGATTGTGGATGGGATATAGGGACAGAATTAGAGTATGAGGAAGAGACTGATGGAAGTATCATATTGCATAAAGTAGACGAATGAGGTATAATCAGATATGTTTGACGATACTTGTTATTTGTAACATTATCTCACTCATAAAAAATTAGCGTGAAAAAATCGGAATTTCACTATGGAGACCCCTAAGTTTAACTCAGACGAAGAATTCTTTGCTTGGACATTTGAAAAAATTAGCGAGGCAATTACTAACTTAACTCATAGAGTAGCACAGGTAGAAGAAGGATTACAAAAAATTCCTCCCCCAGGTCCTGATATGATTAAGTATAAACCTCCCCTATCCCCCGTGTACCAAAACCTCCTAGAGTTGTTTGATACTATCTTTGGTACCTTAAATAGTTACGAGGAGAGACTACCCTCTGCTATTGACTGGGAGAAGGTCTATCGACGATCTTTAAAGGTAGAGCAGATGGAAGTAGAGTTAGATACCTTAAGAAAGAGACTAAATAAGTTAGAAACAAAACAATAATTCGTAATGCCAGCGTATATCCAGGAAACTGGTCGCAGTTACCCTAATCCAGTTAAGGGTGGAGGGTTTAATCAAGAATTTAAAAGACCAGCATCAGGGAACTATGACTCATCAAGTGATTACCCTGGTGTAGGTACTGGCATGGCGTACAGTATCACCTTTGAAGATGGTGGTCCTGGTTCTTTACCTATGGGTAAGGACAATGTACATTACATTGGTGATGAAGAGAAGACTAATGTAAGTGCTGAAGGTCGTGAGAGAGCAGGTATATACAGGTTTTATAGGGGAAGTAAAGACGATCACAAATATAGTAGAGATCCACAGTTAATAAAGAGAGACTTCGGTTGTGAAAATGAATCCTGGGCACGTGCTGCTGCGGGATATAACCCTGAACCTAGGAGTGGTAAACCTGTTTTCTATGTTCAGCAGTCACAGGTGCCTAATTCTGTGCCATTAAAGGCATTTTATTCCTATTGGCCCGATGATACACAGTTATGTGTTGGTACAAATGTCCCTACTGGGTTAAGTGGGGTAGGTTGTGGTAGAAACAAATACCTCGAAGTAGATACTTTAGGATATGTTTTCACTTCAGAGGCAGATGCACAAGCATATTGCTCTCCTGGTGAGACTCCAGCACCCCTTTATGAGTATTTGCATCCAGACCCTGACCATTTCTATTGTATAAACCCTGCTCAAGAAGTAAACCTAGCAGATAATAGTCCTATTCCACCAGCAGAAGCACTAGGAAAGCAATACACCTACCTAGGAATCATAGGATGGTGCTTTAAGACACGTGCTTTAGATGCTCCTACAGATACTATAATAGACGTTGGTAAGATTGGACCTACTGGACAGACTATTAACAAGAGTGGTTGGTATGACTACACTCATGGAGACCAATTAGACTATGATGAAAGTGGTGGTGGATGGTCTGAGTTCATGTATCGCCAACAGAGGGACTCTAGTGGTGCTAGTGTAGAAGGTCCACCTTCTGTTAATGGTTGGGGATGGCCTGATAATGTAGATGCACTTGATAATGAATGCTTCTTCGAGTGGTCATATGGTCTGAGTGGTGCTGTAAAAGGTGCTGTACCACGCTTCCTTGGGTTTGAGGACATGTATGACTCCCAGTTTGTATTCTATCTGTATGATACGACTAACCCTTGGAATGGTCCTATATTCTCCTCACAGTATATTCTAAGTAATGCTCAGTGTTGTCCTAATACTACTGACCCTGAAGGATGTCCTCACTGTGCTCCCGTATGGACTTACCACAGTCACTTCTATGAGATACACCCTGATGTATGGAATACTACTAAAACTAAGCTCTCACTACATGATGCTAGTAGTGTAGCTGTAAATGAATCCTTCTGGACTGTAGATACTGAGACACCTATTATATTCTTCCGTTACACTACTAGAGCTGGTGACTTTGGTCCAGGTGAAAAGATTAATGGTTGGGATATAGTATCAGTGTATTACTTCGGTGATGAGCTCAAGTGTGGTGTAATGGAGCTCACTTGGGATAACAGTAATGATAATAAGTGGTACGTTAACCCTGCATGTATAGCATGGAGATTAACTAATGCTGTGAGTGCTGTGGAGATAACTACCTCACTTGCGGAGAAAGGGTCATGGGTTGCGATAGGTGCACCTAATAATCCCGCAGTGCCTTGGTCACAGTTGATGAAGGATTACAGTATATACCCAGTTAAACCCGCAGACGACGCAGTAGATCCTAATATTGGTGTATGGCAAGTGCATACTGCGTCATTCACTATACCGACTGCGGGGGATTACTCTCTAGCAATAGAGTCTGATAACTACGGTTACATGAAGATTACGGATTCTGGTGGCACAATCCTCGTAGACAGGGAAATTACTTACGCTAGTGGTATGGGTACTGAGATATTCCCTATGACACTTGGTCCAGGTACATACACTCTAGAGACTAGAGTAAAGAATATAAGCAGAGAAGTAGATCCTGCACCCTTTACATACCAAGACGAGTATACCTCAACAGATCTAAGTGTAGCACAGGTGCTTGCTGGATACGGTATACCTAATAAGTCTGCATTCTGTGGCACGTACGAATTCCCTAAGAAGATCTCCTACTGGAAGGTAGAGATAGATCCTAAGGCACTTATACCGCACCGTAAGATGGATGAGGTTAAACTTGAGGCAATAGTAGGGGATGATGGAAGTATAGTTGACGTATTAATTGTTAATGCAGGTAGAGGTTATACTAACAGGTGTATCATACAGGTAATGGCACCACGGGAACTTGATGACTTCTCCCCCAATGATGGTGCAGAGTTTATGGCAGACAGGATTAGTATGGATCCTGATTTCACTAAAGCACTTGCGGATCCTGCTAAGGAGAATCAAGCTATGGGTCCAGCAGATATGAAGACTGCATCACGAAGATGGGGTACTGCGGTAAATCAAATGAGTGTAGAGGACAAGGATAGAGATAGGACACTTGCTAGAAGAGCAGAGGTGGAGATTGCACAGATAGATGATCTAGGTAGTATCCGTGCTATTAGGATAGTAGATGGTGGTGCAGGTTATAGTCAAGCAAACAACCCTATTATCCACGTAGTTGATCCAGAGCATATCAAGTATAAGGGAGAAGGATACTCTGGTGGTATAGAGGTTGAGGAGACTCACGGAAAGATGACAGAAGCGTGGGACCACTCATTTGAACAGGAAGAGGTAGAATTCTCTGCTGCTAGAGTAGAGAGGCAACCATACACTATAGGTAAGATCTCAGACAATATGGATGCTGGGTCTATGGATGCGGTAAAGACTGCAATGAAGATGGATAAGAATGAGCAGAGCAATACCGCCACTCAAGTGTATGTTGAGGTACCAGATAGTTACATAAGAGCAGCGAAGGACGGTATAGATGATGATGTAACTAAACTATGCTTTAATCTACCTGATAAGTGTATTAATATAGTAGCGAGTAATAACCTTAAAGCTGCTATCCCAGATAATGAGCAATTTGAATTTCTAGGTAATGACCCTGGTATGGCAGCCTTTGAAAAGGATGTAATGCCTTACGTTTATAATGGTGTAGCACAAACGGATGAGTATGGAGTAAACAATTCTCACCTTTACGGTCCTTTCGGACAAGAGAAGTGTATTACAGTATACCAACCTAGACTCTACAATATTACACGGTGGTTTGATATGCCTTGTGCATACTTAGATACCAATGAGGAAGGGGAGCGTAAAGCATTCGGATGGTTACCGTATAAGTATTGTGCTTCACAGGAAAAGGATGCGACATTCCGTGTGTCTATGGAGATAGAGGGATATGTTGGTGGTAGTCAAGGTCCAGCATTTATGGAATGGTTGAATGCAATGCCTGTACCACATCTACAACAGAAGAGAGACATAACAAACAATGCTGGTAAGAGGACTTGGAAGTGTAGTCGTAGTAGTATACAAGGTAGATGTTACAGAGACCCTCAAGATCCAGGTAACCAAGTATTCGTACCAGTAGGTTTGGATGAAAACACTTACGATTACAATAGATCTAACTATACTGAGTTAGAGCAGTTGCAGATGTGGGCTGGTCAGAATATCACAAGTAGTGCAGCAGTGCAGACATGGTTAGGGCATCCCACAGCAGGTGACCCAGCAGGTACACCTCACTCTGTAGATTATACTGCATTGACTGTAGCAGCATGCACTAACGGTGTGCCACCTAATGAATGTTGGGATACATACGTGCGGGGAGTTAATGCATCCGATGGACCTCTCAGAGTGTATGACCAATATGATGCTAATGGTAATGGTGGTGGAGGAAGCACATATTGTAATGTTTCTGCATTGCACAGCAACCCTTGTCTAGCACTAGATAAATGTATGGATGCTTCTATTGCTATTAATCCTAAACGTATGACTGGATCTGGTGCAAATGCTAGAATTCAGATGGGTGCTTATCATGGCACTATGGTTGTTAGAAATTATCTGACAGGAGGCACTATCGCTTTAAGTAGAGCGTTGAAGAATTATGGTAACCCATACTTTGATGAGTGTAATGAGTCAGAGAACTGGACTGATGGTACTGCATTGAACGATACCATATTCCCTAAGAGGTTATAACATGGCATTTGGATATCTCTTACCAGTATCATCTCTAAACGGACTACCTTGTAGTGGACATGGTTTATGCTTACCATCCACTATCCACTCTGTACAAGCGTGTGGCACCCCTCCAATCCCCTACAGCATAGTCATTAAGGAATATACGTGTTGGTGGCCCCCTCAACCCCTAATTCCTATATTCCCTGTTACTCCTTATAGGGCAACTGTGCAAGTAAATCGGATTCCGATTATGTTACACGGTGATACGTTCATGCCCCATATAGCGGTATGTACCAATATTGTTGTGTACATGTGTCCTTGTGGTAAATCTGTGTGTCCAACGCCCACTCCAATCCCTTGTAGCACCCTTACAATCGAAGATGGAGGTGGAGTAGGACATACTAGGATCCTTATGGCAACAACTTTAACAGTATTTGCCTTGAAATTACCTATTGCTCGTATTCTAGATCCTCTAGGTGTTGGTTTTTCAGGATTTAGTTACCCTTGTTCATCTGTGGTTGCCTGGGGGCATGCAACTGTGCTATCATCATAGTAGTTTATCCAATTAAAATGGCATTATACGGTTCAACTGGTGGGTATACAGCACCTCCAGCAAAGAAAACTAGGCAAGGAAACTCAAAAAACACAAAAATTGCTGCTTCTTCTCGTAACGTAGCAAAGAAAAGGTATAGGGGTCAAGGAAAATAGTCGGGAAACCCTATAAATAAAAGATATAACGATAAATATCTTTTGAGTTAAGAAAAATATGCCTTCTTATAGGTTCAGATCTGAGAAATACGTCAGTAGAGGTTTTAAAGACTTAGCAGTTTCGTTTAATGCTAACCCCTCAACTGGCGATTTTGGCGTGGTTAAGAATGAAAACGCTATTAAGCAGTCTGTACGTAATTTAATTCTTACAATGTTTGGTGAAAGACCCTTTCAAAGAGACATTGGATCAAGAGTTAAGGCATTAATGTTTGAACCATGGGATCCATTTTCAGTGGATGCTATAAAAAGTGAGATATTTAACTGTCTTTCGAGACTTGAACCAAGAATCCAGGTTACTGGGGTTGGACTTCGTGATGATTCTGATATAAATTCCGTCCATGTATCAATAGATTACAAGATTGTCGGAGAACCTGTATCGCAAAACGTCGATTTCCTCCTAGAGAAGGCATAAAATGGCAGCAATACCATCACAATTAACGTCTTTAGACTTCTTTGAGATCAAAGAATCCATTAGGTCGTACCTAAGGACAAGAAAAGAATTCTCAGATTACGATTTTGAGGGTAGTTCTGCGTCATATCTTATTGATATACTCGCTTATAACACATATTATACTGCTTTTAACGCTAACATGGCGTTGAATGAAGCATTTTTAGAGACTGCAACAGTCAGAGACAACATTGTAAGGATAGCAAAGCAGTTAAATTACACTCCAAGGTCAATAAAAGCACCTAGAGCATGTGTAAAAATGGTTGCTCAGACTGTAACATCACTAAATGGTACAACTTTCCCTGAATTTGCGACTCTAAAGAAGGGTGATGTCTTTGTTGCAGACAATGATTTCGATTCTTATACCTTTGCATTGACTCAAGACATCAAAGTGCCAGTAGATTCCTCTTCAGGACAGGCAGTTTTTGATAATGTATTGGTATATCAAGGAAATTTACTACAATACAACTATACAGTTGACTATACTAAGCGTCAAGAATACGTTATTCCTGATGATAGGGTAGATACTGGTCTTTTGACAGTGGATATTTCTCCAACTGCTCAATCTTCAGAGACAGATACCTATTCTGCTGCTACAAACGTCACAAATGCTAACTCAACTTCCAGAATTTACTATTTGGAAGAGACTGATGACATGAGATACAAGGTTGTCTTCGGTGATGGGTCAATTGGACGTAAATTAATTGATGGTGAGTACATAAAACTCACTTATGTGTCTACAGATGGGGTTGAAGCTAACGGTGCGAAGTCATTTGCCTTTGTTGGTAACGTAATTGACTCCGATGGTCGTGTAATTAGTCCAAATGCGATCACATTAAGCACTAAGGACGCTGCTCAGGACGGTGAAGACCGTGAAACAGGTCTTTCGGTCAAGTTTAGGGCACCTAGAGCGTATGCAACCCAAAATAGGGCAGTTACAGAGAATGATTTTGAGCATATTGTCTCTGAAATCTATCCTCAAGCAGCATCCGTGACTGCTTTTGGTGGTGAGAAGCTTTCTCCACCAGTTTACGGTAAAGTTTACGTTGCAGTCCGTCCAAAAACAGGAAATAAGTTGAATGCAACGACAAAAAATAAGATTAAGAAGGATTTATTGAAATATTCGGTTGCTTCAATCGAACCAGTCATCATTGACCCAACAAGTTTCTATGTTATCCCCAAATCTTACGTTTATTACAATGGAAATGACACTTCTTTAACTGGATCCCAACTTGGTACTAAAATTCTTCAAGGAATTGACGAATATAACAAGAATGGTCAGACAAATAGGTTTAATGGACGTATTGATGGATCTAATTTCGGTTCTATGATCGATAATGCAGATTCTTCAATTTCTGGTAATGTTACTCAAATGACTTTGGGTCAAAATCTTGATCAATTCACTTTTGGTAATGTATTTACTCAATGTTTGGATTTTGGCAACCCACTTTATGATCCATCTCAATATTCTGGAAGTCCTAAGGATGGAGATGGCACTGGAGACCAAAAATGTAAGCCTTCCTTCTCAACAGTCAAATCTGGTACATTTTATGCCACTGGATATACTGAAGATTTGGTAAATCTTACTTTAACCGATGGTGCAACTGCTGCACAGATCTCTAGTCCTGGAATTTCGACAAATACGACAAATCAGGTCTTGGTACCAGTAAATATTAGAGATGACGGTATGGGTAACCTAATTCTCGTCACAACTAGGGATGAAACTGAGTTAGTTCTCAATCCTTCTGTAGGAAGTGTTGATTATGGCACTGGTCAAGTCTGTGTTGGTCCTGTAGCGATTCAGGGCACTCCAGATGACACTGAGAGACTACCAATTCAGGTATTACCTGCTGGTGGATCAATTCAAGTCCCACCAGGCGTAGATCCAACAATATTCAACCCAACAGTCAATCCAATTGACTATACAATCAACGATACTGCAATCCCCACCTTCGATCCTAATAACTTTAATGGTTATAATTTTGGTCCTGTGGGTGGTATAAATATTATCGATTATCCAACGGATACCTTCACATATCCAGTCAGCGAATCCTGTTTCTAAGATAGATGCCGATTACAAAGAATATCAACGTCTCTGATAGGGTCGAAAATCAGTTACCTGAGTTTATTCGTCAAGAAGACCGACAATTAGTTAATTTTCTCTTTGAGTACTATAAGTCTCAAGAGAAAACAGGTCGTCCTTACGATATTCTCAATAATTTACTTAGATATCTAGATTTAGACAGTTATACCTCCGAGCAACTTGCAAGTGCAACTAAATTGCTCAAGGATATTGGTCTGTACGATGAAAAGATTGAAATTGAAGGTATAGATGGGTTCCAGGAGCAAAATGGCTCCATAATGATTGATAATGAGGTAATTTACTATGAATCTGTTACTCGTGGTCCTGATGTCATCATTACTCCTGGCATCTCTTATCCACAATTCAATAAGAAGAAACAACAACTAGAAAACCCCTTTACACTCTTTGATGGCACTCGTAAAAACTTCCCATTAAGCTTTTTAGGCACTCCTGTTGCTCCACCTTCTGCTGAACACCTAATTGTCATTGCTTACAATGATATGAAGGTTCCTGGAGTCGATTATTTCGTTGAAGGGTTTAATATACGTTTTGTAGACGCACCTAGAGATCAAACAGGTGCTGATGACTCTGAATTTACAAGAATTACATATTTGGTCGGATATTCGGATCAAACGATCAAAACTATGGATGCTATTCCTTATCAGGAGTGGCAAAACACTAAAATCTACCCATTAAGGATTAATACACAATCTTATACTCCAACTTCCGAAATTGGACTAATAATTAATAAAAATGGTCGTTTACAAGTTCCATACGAAGATTTCACCGTTTTTGAAGATAAAGTTGTTTTCAAAAATGAAATCGGAGCTGCTGATGATATTCATATTAGGTCTGTCGAATATAATGCTCCTTCTTATGGTTCAGGAGCCAAGGCAATTGCTTCAGTTAGTGATGCTGGTGAAATAACCAGTTTAATCCCTAAAGCAGGTGGATCTAAGTATAGATTAGACTTTGCACCTAAAGTTTCTATTACAAGTAAGACTGGTAAGGAATCTACAGCAAGAGCTCTAATTGGCGGTATTAAAGACATCAATTTGATTGATGGTGGTCAAGGATACACTTCTTACAACCCTCCAATCCCTGTAGTTGGTAATCCTTCAGATTCTAATGGTACACCAGCACAATTAAGTCTCACAGTTAATGATGAGACTGGAATGGTCGATTCTTTGACTATTACTAACAGTGGTAGTGGTTATGACTTCATTCCTGCTATATCATTCAAGAATCCTGGTGGTGCAGTCATTGGTGCTCCTACTATCGACTCTGAAGGTAGAGTTAACGTAGGATCTATTGAAGTTAAGACAATGGGTAGTGGATACAGCAATCCACCTATTGTATACATTGATCAAGCACCCGACGGTGGAATTAATGCACAAGCTATAAGTAGAATCAATCAAGACGGACAAGTTTATGAAATTACTGTCACAAACAGAGGTCGTGGATATACTTCTGTTCCTAGGGTGGCAATTATCAACCCAATTGGTGCTCAGGTACTAGACGTTACTGTAGCATCTGGATCAGTCACAAATATTGATATGTTGACTGGTGGACAAGGATATACCGATGCACCTTCAGTTTATATTGTAGATGATAGAAAAGACGGATATGGAGAACCTATAGGTGGTACAGGGGCAACTGCTGCTGCAACTATCTTTAATGGCGAAATAACAGATATTAATATTACTAATTTTGGATCTGGTTACTCTACCGAGTTTCCTCCAACTGTATACATCGCAGAACCAAAAGCAGCAAGGGCATCTGTAGATGTTGGGTTTGATCAAGTAACTGGATTTGATATTCTAGAGAATGGATCAGGATACACCTCTAGTGCCTTCCTAGGGTGCTCCAGAGGCGTTTCTGGACCTGTTGACTACGATAACCTTCATAATGAGATATATGCTGGAGAAGCAGCATTAAGGCAGTCAAATCACATTGCTGGTGCTCATGTAACCAATCTTGACTCTTTATTCATTAAAGAAGTCTTTGATAAGTTTAGAAGACAATATCTTCCAACCTTAGACATCGATTTTGCTAAAGTTAACCCTGTACAGGTTATTAAGAATATTAGTGACTTCTATATCTCTAAAGGTACTAACTTAGCAACTCAATACCTCTTTAAAATCTTATTTGGTGAAGATGTTGATCTTTACTATCCAAAAGATGAAATTATAAGTCCATCTCATGCAACTTGGGTTGTAGACACTATTCTTCGTGCAGAATTGATAGAAGGTGATCCTGCAAACCTAATTGACTCAGAAGTTAACCAATATGCCGATGAAGTGGATACTAGTGTTACTGCTGCATCTGCATTGATCGAAAACGTCATTACTATTATTGAAGGTACTGACACAATCTATGAATTGGCAATATCTGAGGAAACCTTAGTTGGTAACTTCATTATTCCTTATAAGACTCGTCTAGTTGAGCCTTTAACCACTACTGGGCAGATAATCACGGTTGACAGTACAATTGGATGGCCCGAGAGAAATGGTACTATCAGAATCAATGATATAGAGCAAGTCCAGTATAAGGAGAAGTCCCTTAACCAGTTCATCGAGTGTACTAGGTCTAAGAATGGAATCGTCGAAGATTGGGATCCTGGTACCATAATTCAGTCCGATATCTTCGTTTATGTCAACAGAGGCACTACAGGGGAATGTAAGTTAAGGATTCTTGGTATTGCTGAAGCAGGTACCACAGTACTAAACGATACTGGTAGTTACTATCTTACTGGTGATAAACTGAAGGTTGCAAACCTTGGATCGACTGCTGAGGAGTTAAGACTGCAATCTTGGTTATATAACGTCAAGAAGTTGATTCAGGTTGATACTATCAATCCTGGTGGTGTTAACAACCAAACTGCAACTGTAACCTGTGGTAACCCTCACGGATTATTGGTTTCTGACCAAGTTACGATATATGGTGCAAACCCAGTTGTTTACAACGGTACATTCACTGTAACATCAAGAATTGATCAATTTACCTTCTCATATCAGATTAATACTCCTACCGAGCTAATACCTGAAGGAAACATCCTATTATCGGTTGACCTTAACAGAGGTAAGTCTGATACGACTTCTATCAATAATGTTGTTAGTGAATTCACTACAAACATTCAAAACTCATTCTTTAATGACCAATATGTTTATGTTGCTGCATCTGGTCTACCAAACTATAAAATAGGTCCATTTACAGGATCTGCTCTAATTCCAGGAAACCAAAGGAAATTACTCAGATTCCCTAGAAATGTCCAGACTATATCTGAAAGAAAGACAATTGACCCAGGAACACCAATTGGTGCTTGGGTAAACGGTGTTTCTATCTGGTCTTACAAATCTAGAGAATTTATCCAGTATGGTCCTCTTACTAGCATCGCAGTTACCAATGTTGGTGAATCATACGATGCTGGTGCTAAACCTAATGTAGAGATAGAAGGTGGAGGCGGTACTGGTGCTACTGCTGAAGTTATCGTTAATGGTAGTCTAACTTCCTTTGATATGGATACTGAGGGTAGTGGATATACATCTTCCCCATTAGTTTCTATCGTTGGAGGTGGTGGTAGTGGTGCTACTGCACAGGCAGTTATTACTGGTGGTAGGGTAACAAGAATTCTAGTTGAGCAACCAGGTACAGGATATACCACACAACCTCTAGTTTCTATTACTGGTGGTGGAGGTACTGGTGCTACTGCTACTGCTAACGTCCGTGGTCCAATTCAAAGTGTTACTGTTACCAACTTTGGTAGTGGTTATACTTCACTTCCTTCTATTAAGGTTAACTCTGGTGAAGGTGCTTTAGCACAACCTATTGTTATTAATGGTAGAATCGTATCTATCGCTATTATTAACTCTGGTAGTTCCTATACAACTGCACCAAATATAATCATTAATGGTGATGGTTTCGGTGCTATTGCTAAAGCAACTATCGGTACAATTGGAGAAGATAGAGGACGTGTTTTAGGTGTAACTATCGTCAACAAGGGTATTGGGTATACACAAGGTTTAACAACTGTCAGACTCGAAGCAGTAGGTCAATTAGCGTCATTCCAACCTACAGTCTACCAGTGGAATAAAAACCTTCAGTATGAATTAGTAGACAAGTATGACTTTGCAAGAGGATATGTATTTACTGGATATAACAACCAGTTTGGTGGAGAATATGCACACCTATCAGATCCTAAAGAATTAAGGTATGTTGTTGGTGACAACGTATTCCTAAACCCTGTTACTCAACTCTTCCAAGAAGTATCATCCAACTTTGAGCACTCACCTATTATTGGTTGGGCATTTGATGGTAACCCAATATATGGTCCTTATGGATATATTGATCCAACTGACCAGAATAGTGGTATTAGAAGGATGCGTACATCCTTTAAATTAAAGGAAAATGTTGTATATGATTTAACTACTAATCCTAACCCTTCTAGGGTAGATGGTCCTCCTATTGCATCATATGCTGCTGGTACATTTATTGATGACTACTATTATGACTTCCAGTCTGGTGACCTAGACAACTACAATGGTCGTTTCTGTAAGACACCTGATTATCCAGATGGCATATATGCTTACTTCATAACTATCGATGCTAGTGATGCAGGTCTTGCTGAATTCCCATATATCATGGGACCACAATTCAACTCTCTACCTGATAACTGGAACTTCTCTCAAGCAGCAACACAGGAGAATATCCCTGATGGTGTTGTACGTTATAGAGATCCATATACTGATGTTGATATTGATGTTGATCGTCAACCAAACCAGGAAGCAGATGTCCTTACTACTGAGATAGAAGGATATCCTATTATCTTTGAAATACAAGACTCTAACAATGATGGTTTGATTGATGCTAATGAGCAACAAGAAATATTAGAGATGTCTGAAGAGGCAACTCTACAAATTTATGATTACTTCCCAAGAGTATCAGAAGAGTCTAGAGTTGACATCGAAGTTGAGACAACTACCCAGTTTGAGAATG